GATCTGGATACTGTCATTACTGGTGATATCTCCGATCTGCTGACAGAGAAGCGCCTGATGATGCTGAGTGATTTCTATCATCCTGAGTTTGCGGCTTCGGGCGTGATGCGTATTCCGCAAGATATTAAACGTGAAGTATGGCAACGGTTCACCCACAGTCCTGAACGCCATATGCGTATTCATCGCATCGCCGGCGACCAGGGTTTTTATCGAGAGTCCTGACCCCGGCGCGCTGGCAGGACAATTACCCCGGGCAGTTCATCAGCTATAAAGCACACGTTGCCTCTTGCTGGATGCCTGGCTTTACCGAAACACGATCGGATGGCGACGGCACACTGCCACCAGCCGCCCGAATTGTTTGCTTTCATGGCTTCCCGCGACCGTGGGAGGTTCACCTAAATTGGATCCCAGCTTATGCCTCCGAGAACACCCAAAGCCTGCCGCAAGCGGGGATGTCGCAACACGACAATCGACCGCAGCGGTTACTGCGAGGAGCATCGCGGCGAGGGCTGGCAGCAATATAAACCCGGGCAGGACCGCCACCAGCGTGGTTATGGCACTGCATGGGATAAACGGCGCGCTCGCATAATGAAACGTGACAAAGGTTTATGCCGTGACCACCTGACGCGCGGGATAGCGGTGGAAGCACGCCACGTTGACCACATCATTCCAAAGTCACAGGGCGGAACAGATGATGATGCGAACCTTCAGTGTCTGTGTGTTGCCTGTCACCGGGCGAAGACGGCACGCGAAGGCCAGCAGGGCGGGGGGAGGTAAAATCTCTACAGCCCGCATGCCTTCGGACTGCCCGCCTCGTCAAATTTTTATGCGTCCAAAATAAGAAACTTTTTTCCGGAAGGTGACGCCTATTAATCAGGAGGTATTTTATGGGCTCAGCCGTTAGATCTTCCGGCGGCGGTCGAAAGAGAAATTTACCCACCGGGCAAACCAGCAAACTGACAAGAATCGCGCCGCCCTCTGAATTGATGGGGGATGTGGCGATCCGGTTATGGAAAACCCAGAGCAAAATTTTAATCGAGCGGGGTGTATTCGAGGTTGAGGATGCGCCGATCCTTCTTGCGTACTGTAATGCGTTTCATCTGATGATCGAAGCAGAAAAAGTTATCGCAAAAGAGGGGCTAACTGTCTCCAGTGAGATGGGAGGTGAGAAGAAACATCCTGCAATTAACGTCAGAAATGACTCCGTTTCTCAGGTTGCCCGTCTGGGTTCGCTTCTCGGACTCGACCCGCTGAGTCGGCTTCGTATGACCAGCGGTAAGAATGATCCGGACGATGCAGGGAATGAATTCGATGAGTTTGATTGATGGCTACATATCCGAACGTCAATGCGGCGAACCAGTATGCGCGGGACGTCGTGAACGGGAAGATTCTGGCATGTCGGTTAACCATTCTTTCCTGTCAGCGTCACCTGGATGATCTCGAACGCGCGAAGGATCCGAGCTGGCCCTATCGGTTTGATAAGAATAAGGCGGAGCGGTTTTTACGATTCTCCCAGAAAATGCCCCATACCTCCGGGGAATGGGCGCGCCGCAAGCTCAGAATAGAGTTTGAGCCCTGGCAAAAATTCTCGCTTGGCGTCCCGTTCGGCTGGGTACGCAAGGACACCGGGTTTCGGCGTTTTACTGAAATCTATATTGAGGTGCCACGCAAAAACGGCAAATCAGCAATTGCGGCGGCAATCGGGAATTACATGTTTTGCGCCGATGGTGAATATGCTGCTGAAGTTTACTGTGGCGCCACAACGGAAAAACAGGCCTGGAAAGTGTTTGCTCCAGCTCTGGCGATGGTGAAGAAACTTCCGGCACTTCGCCAGAAATTCAGTATCAAGCCCTGGGCGAAAAAGATGAGCCGTCCTGACGGTTCATTATTTGCGCCTATTATCGGTGATCCGGGCGATGGCGATTCACCATCCTGCGCAATCATCGATGAGTATCACGAACATCCCACGGATGCCCTTTACACCACTATGACGACGGGGATGGGGGCTAGGGAACAACCTATTACGCTGATTATTACCACGGCGGGGTTTGATATTTCCTCTCCGTGTTATGAGAAACGGACACAGGTTGTTGAAATTCTGGAACGCATCAGGGAGGGGGGGGAAAACGAGGCTATTTTCGGGATTATTTATACCCTTGACGATGAGGACGACTGGACTCAACCAGAAGCGCTTATCAAGGCCAACCCGAATTACGGCATTTCGATTAAAGAGAGCTTTCTACGGGCGAAGCAACTGCTGGCGATGTCCACGCCGAGCCAGACCAACAAGATCCTCACAAAACACTTCAATAAATGGGTTAGCTCTAAAGCTGCTTATTACAACCTTCAAAAGTGGATGGCTGCGGCAGATAAAACGCTGAAGCTATCAGATTTTGCCGGGGAGGAATGTTATCTGGGGATCGACCTGGCATCAAAACTCGACCTGAACGCCGTCGTGCCTATCTTCAGGCGTGAAATCGACGGACTTTCCCATTTTTATTGTGTCAACCCGATGTTTTGGGTGCCGGAAGATACTGTGTATTCAACCGATCCGGCGCTGAAAAATACCGCTGAGCGGTATCAGTCGTTTGTTAATCAGGGGGTATTGATCCCCACTGATGGGGCTGAAGTTGATTACCGTATTATTTTTGAATCCATCCTTGGGCTGCGTGACACCGTAAAAATAGCGTCATGTCCAATCGATCCCTATGGAGCGACCGGAATTTCTCACATGCTGCTGGACGAAGGTCTGGAGCCGGTAACCATCACCCAGAACTACACCAACATGAGCGACCCAATGCGAGAAATTGAAGCGGCGATCGCCGCCGGCCGTTTCCACCACGATGGTAACCCGCTGATGAACTGGTGTGTATCCAATGTCGTCGGTAAGTACCTGCCCGGAAGTGATGATGTTGTTCGCCCGGTCAAAGAGGGCGGCGGCAACAAAATTGATGGTGCAGTCAGCATGATGATGGGCGTGGGCCGCGCGATGCTTAACGAACCGAAGGACTTCCTTTCTAACCTTGATCCAGATGAGGACCTGTTATTCCTGTGAAATCACTCATTATCGATGTCGCCGGGCTGGCAGGCTTTGGCGCGCTGGTGGGCGGCGTATATCTGCAATTTGGCCTGGCTGCTGCGCTGATGTTTGGCGGTGCCGGGGTGTTGCTATGGGCGATGCTGGCAGCACGGAGGAATCATGCTACTTGACGCAATATTTCGAAGTGAATCGCTGGAGAACCCGGCAACGCCACTCACTGTTGAGTCAGCGGAAAATGATGGCATTTTTCAGAGCGATGTCATCGTAAACCCCAAAACGGCGATGAAGCTGGCGGCGGTATACGCCTGTATTTATGTCGTTTCATCCAACGTGGCCCAGATGCCGCTGCATGTCATGCGCCGCACCGGAAAAAGTGTGGAACCCGCACGCGATCACCCGGTGTTCCATCTGGTGCATGATGAGCCGAACGTCTGGCAGACCAGTTACAAATGGCGCGAGCTAAAACAGCGGCACATTCTCGGATGGGGAAACGGTTATACCCGCGTGATGCGCCACCGCCGGAGCGGTGAGGTTACCGCGCTGGAAGCCTGTATGCCCTGGGAAACCACGTTACTGAATACCGGCGGCCGCTATACCTACGGGCTGTATAACGAAGAGGGTTCTTTCGCAATAAATCCCGACGACATGATCCATATCAGGGCGCTGGGGAATAATCAGAAGTTTGGTCTGAGCCCTATTATGCAGCACGCTGAAACCATTGGAATGGGGATGAGCGGGCAGAAATATACCAGCTCATTTTTCAGTGGTAACGCCCGGCCCGCGGGGATTGTATCTGTTAAGGGAGAGCTTAACGATAATTCATGGGATCGTCTTAAAAAGATGTGGCAGAAAGCGACAGCGATGCTTCGTAGTCAGGAAAACCGGACGATGTTGCTTCCGGCTGAACTGGATTATAAAGCGCTGACGGTATCACCTGTTGATGCCCAGCTTATCGACATGATGAAGCTGAACCGCTCGATGATTGCCGGGATTTTTAACGTGCCGGCGCACATGATCAACGACCTTGAGAAAGCCACCTTCTCCAATATTACCCAACAGGCTATTCAGTTTGTTCGCTACACCATCATGCCCTGGGTTGCTAACTGGGAGCAGGAACTGAACCGCCGTTTGTTCACCCGCGCGGAGCTGGCAGCGGGTTACTACGCCCGTTTTAACCTGGCTGGCCTGTTGCGTGGTACGCCGCAGGAGCGCGCCCAGTTTTATCACTACGCCATTACCGACGGCTGGATGAGCCGTAATGAGGCGCGT